ATGGTTTTTTTCTTGCTCCGATAGTTTTCCCGACTTCCAATGATTAACATCGGTCTGCAAATCCAGTTCATCCTCAATCCAGTGTATCCTCTCGTGTTCCGTAGCATACGTAACTGCCCACGGATATTTAAAGGGTTTATATGTAGTATTTAGTTCCAGTAAACTCATCTAGTTCGCGCTCCAATAGTTGATTTTTTTTCATTAGTTGTTTTATGACTGCGTAGCAATCATTTAGTAATTGTTTATTAAACGGGTCAAGGTCTTTTATCGACTCAAGCCGCTGTAGTATATTCTCCTCTATCCCTGACATGCTACACAACTCTCCTCTTCTACAAAATCTTCCAATGCCATTCTAGCTACTTTTGTTCCAACTTTCTCTGCTGTAACACCTGACGTAGTACGCAAATAGTATAGCCCCTTGAGACCCTCTTTCCACGCCTTGAGATGTACTTGATTGACGAAAGTCTTGTCTGTCCCAGATGGGAAGAATACGTTGACGCTTTGGCCTTGGCAGATAAACTCCTGTCGCTTGGCGGCATGTTCAACAACCCACGTCTGATCCAGTTCAAACGCCGTCTTAAATGTGGCTTTTTCTGCGTCGCTAAGGAATTCCAGATGCTGAACTGAGCCTTCACTTTGAATGATAGATGCCCATACGTTCTTGGTATTCTTACCATAAGACTCTAAGACCTCCTCCAGATACGAATTACGTACAGTATGGCTACCGGCACGAGTACGGTGAACATAGCAGTTACTAATACGTGGTTCAATGCTAGCACTGCACCCGCATAAGATACTACTATTAGCGTTAGGAGCAATAGCCAACAGATGCATATTTCTAACACCATAACCCACTCCATCAGGACACTCGCCACGTTCCACAGCGAGTTGGTAGGTGGCTTCCGTAGACTGCGTTTTGATATCTTTGAACAATTTGTAGTTTTCACTTGCGGCTTGCCATGATTCCCAAGCTATTCCTTTGCTTTGTAAGTATCCATGGAATCCCATTGCTCCAAGGCCGACTGAGCGTTCTCTGTAAGCTGAGTAGATAGCTTTTCCCAATTCTTCTGGTGCGTGGTCAATAAAGTATTGAAGCACGTTGTCCAAGAATCGGATAAGGTCTCCAACCATGCCGCTTGTTCGCCACTCATCGTATTTTTCAAGGTTGACTGAGGAGAGGCAACAGACTGCTGTGCGGTCTTCACTTGTTGCGAGATGGATTTCATTGCAGAGGTTACTGCCATTAATTGACAATCCAAGTTTTCTCTGAGCTTCCGGTAAGTGTCTTCTGGCTGTGTCGATAAAGTTAATGTAAGGACTGCCAGTTCGGAACCTAGCCTCAAGGATTCGTTGCCACAGTTCACGAGCTTTAACTGTATTTCTTGCAATTCCTGTATGTGGGTCTTTAAGTTGCCACTCTGCATCATTTATTACACTCTCCATAAAATCATCAGTCACGTTGACTGCATTAAACAAATTAAAACACTTGCGATTAATATCGCCGCCAGTAGGTACTTTAAAGGAAATAAACTCCTCGATATCAGGATGGCTTACGTCTAGGTATGCGGCGTAGCTTCCCTTCCGTGTCTTCCCCTGTTTGTACGCTGTCATCTGGCTGTCCACTACTTTCATGAACGGTATCGGGCCGGGGGCTTTGTCGCTGATACCTCTCACGTCCCCCCAGTGCCCACCCACACCTCCTCCCTTTACGGAAAGCCATGCTACTTCACCATTATGTTCAATAAGGCTACCCAAGTTGTCACCCACATAAGTGAGGAAACAAGAAATAGGAAGGCCACGGTTACCTCCATCTCTGTCAGGAGCGTTCGAGAGGACAGGCGACGCAAACATAAACCAACCTTTTGAAGCATAATCATAAATCCTTTGTCCAAAATCGAGATCACCGCCACAATAGGCCACACTAGCACGAGCAAAAGCCTCCTGAGGAGAGGTTTCATGGTCGAGCATATAATAGTCACGCATGAGCGTATCTGCTTGTTTACTAAGTCTATTATCTCTTTCATAATCAATCGTTATCCCTAGGTAGTTTGTCATTGATTTTTTGTACCTCAAAAGTAATTGGGCGAACCTACTATTTTACCATATTTCTATGAGCTTGTCCAGATAGTGTTTTGCTTTTTGCAGGTCTAATTTACCGCCTTTATCTTGAAAACGTGCCATGTACTTGATAACATTACCCAAAATAAATCCACGAAATTGTTCTTCTGTCATCCAACATTCCATAGCATCCCAAGGCTGTATATCCTTGCTTGTATAGTGTGATCCACCGCATTGATGATTCCTAGCCATTTCTCCAAAATCACTCATCTTGTAAATCCTCAAGGAAGTAATCGAGTTTAGCCTCTACCTTATCATTAAACCTATCGACCAGTTCCTCAGAGGTGATCTCAAGCACCTCCAAGACACTGATCTCATCCTGCTGTTTGAGCCGATCACATACGTCCGTAAATGTTAGCATACTTCCGCTTCCTTAAGTAACGCAGTAACGGTCTCGACAGTGTAATACCTAAAACCGTTTTTGTCAGCCCATTCAGCCATTGTGAACCTAGTACCATCTTTCCTTCTCCTTGCTCTTGGCATTGGTGTGTCTGGGTGATAAAACACAAACACAATTTCCTCGTTAGTCCAAAGACTCCTCCGAATGTCGATATACTTACGAGCTTCCTCAGAGTCCCTAAAGCGACCTTTTGCTTCTATGAGGTACGGCCCTAGTACAAAATCAGGCTCATACGTCTTGGACTGTACATAACCCCTAGAAACAGTATGATAGTCACAGTCTTTTAACACACCTACGTGCAGTTCGTACTCAAACCAACTGTCGTAGCCCTTAGGAGGTCTCCCCTTAGCTTTTGCCATAAGGAGTCTCCAGATTGATTTCTTGAACTTTAGGCTCGTTCTTAACATCGGTTAAAAACCTTATACCAGTAGAATAAAGAAATCCTCTTAAGGATGGGTAACAATGGCGCTTGTAACCGCAGTACGAGCAACCCGTAGTGAGCTTTTTGTTTCCAGATTTCCCATCGTCCACAGGCTCGTAACATAAGCCCGGCGGCTCCGGTAGCTCCACTAGCTTTTTTACATGACGAACTCTTTCTGCAATGTCGTAGCTAATAACAGAGTGTACAGGCGCTTTTATGTCCTCCTCGTCATACTCAAGATAGCATAGGTGTCCATTTTGCTTGTCAATGGCAATCCATCCATACTTTGTGTCTCCCTCAGAGTGAGCATAAGCTTTTAATTGAGCTACGTAGCCAAACGGATCATCAAAGGCCAACGTAGCGTCCTTAAACTTCTTGAAGCCGTAGGTTGAGGTAGACTTAATATCAACCAAGCGACCATCAATGCGGGCATCCATAGAACCCCGAACACCTTCGACTTCACAGGCTTTCTGTTCATCCTCTACAGTGTGTCCTGACAGTCTAGTGAGAAAAAGTATAAACTCCTCAAGCATATGTCCATACATAAATTTTATGTAGGTGTGTGGTGTGATCTTTTCTTGAGTATATCCATTAGCAGAGTACCAGAGTTGCCGATCTTTTTTGCCGATAGCACTAAGGCGTAACTTACGCCTATCCCGATAAGTAGCTGGTTTAAACTCTTTCTTCATCAGGTTTTTCATGGCCTCGCCGAAACGATCAATCTCCGCATCTACATCCACACCCTCAGGTGTGTTACGATCTTTCATCAGTTTATAGATATCATCTATAAGCGTGGTGATCTGTTTATCCATAATCCTGCTCAATCAAAGTTTCTTTGATAACCGAATGACCAAGCATTTGTGCGGCATGGTTCAAACGAAATTGCAAAGCATTCGCATGGCGGCTTAACCTATGAACGAAATCCATTAGTTTTTGAACATCCTCAGTACCAATTGCCAACTCTGACAATTGCTCTGCAAAGTCTTCTACTGAGTTAATATTTTTTGACACTTGTTTTGCCTCTTTAACATCTTGTGACATTTGTTTCCCCTTTTTACTAGCTTGTGGCATTTGTTTCTCCTTACTATCCTATTAGTATAACACATTAATGTGTCTGTGCCCAGTTATTTCCAATTTTATATTCACCGTCCAATGGACACTTCATATCAAAGGCAATCCCTGCGGCCTTAATAGACTCAACCATCAGGTATCCTACTTTGTCAGCGTGGTTGGCTCTAGCCTCTATCTGGTACTCGTCATGGATAGACCCCAGAAGCTTGTAATCAAGATTCCACTTTGGAGCATATTGCGAAAAGATAGCTAACGCCTTTTTCATAATCACAGCACCCGCTGACTGAAGCAAAGTATTCAAGGCACTATGTTCACTTCGGATGTGAAGGCATCGTCCATCCAATCCTCGTAAGTAACCTCTTTGGGCGGCAATGGTGACTCTTTCTCTAAGTTCTGCAAGTGCGGGAGTATTGTCGAGAAAGCGTTGTCTAAGTTTCGCTCCAAGTCTCTGACCTCCATCCACAATAGAACCGATTTTAGCGTC